TGAACTCAACAGGATTACTTTTTTTCAACTTCTCAATTTCCTCTACATATTTTCCTATATCGTATCGCCATTCTTTATACTCAGTACCACGGAGTAATTTATTTGCTTGAATCTTGTCGACACCTAGTTTTGTCACTTCTTGTTGATATTTAGCGTATAATTGGGCTATTTTATTCTCTATTTCTTTTTTACTCTCACTAAGTATTTTTACATATTCTTTGTATGCTTCTGTACCTTTGTTAAATGATAACTCTTCTCGTGCAAGTTGCCTTTTTTCCCAATATTCTTTATTCTTGTTTTTCATCTATTTTTTCCTGTTCATTTGCTAACCCTTTATATTCCAACGGTTGCTCAATTTGATTTTCTTTTTCAATCTTTTTCAATTCCGCTTCCGTATCTTCAACAAAAGGTAGTAGTGATATTAAACTTTCCTGTGATATAATACCCTGTAAATTTGTTATTACATTGGAAAGCTCAACCAAGTTTTCAGGAGTATTTCTTGTAAATATTTTCTGTATATCCAGCGGTACGAGATTTAAATTGAAATAATTTAAAATCAATTCCAGTCTTTCGTTTAATGCTTTCTTAAAGTACATTTCCTTTTGTGCTGATAACTGCTCCAGTGCTAACAGTTTATACCCTAACGCAACCCCTGAACTGTTTCCTGCAAACTGTTCGTCCTGCATATCAGGTATGAAAGAAAATTTATGTATATCCTGGTTCAGCCTGTTTTTATTGTTTTGGGAATATGTATCATTCACATTTTTTATCAGCCATTTAGCATCTCCGTTTTCCCCCAGTAGCATTACTTTATTTTTCTTAAGATTTTTTATATCTTCTTCATCCGTTCCCTGCATATTAGTCAACACGAGAATTGCGTCTGTAAAATCTTTCATGTCATCTAATGAAGTCGACACTGCTTCATTGTACCCATCAATCAACGTGATTACTTTTTCAAAATCTCCAAGTTTTCGCTTGTTGTTAGCAAATTCAATCAAAGGCACCCTGTTAAATCCATGCAGTCTAGTTTCTCCCTGTGCCTGAGGTGTCAGTATTATCCCTTTATAATCCATAACAGAAGTAAATGTGCTGACAGTTACAGTTTTGTCGTCGTAAATCTCTAATATATAATTATACTCGTTATTTTCGTTTTTCTCTCTACTCCAACGGACTGCATATTTGATATTTTTATCTATCGTATTATCTCTGATAACAAATACGTCACGTGGATCTAAAACTTTAAAGTTTATCGTATTATCTATATTTTTATACCACAATTCATATGAACATCCGAAAATCGAACAGTTTTCAGCATGTTCAAAGTTGCATTGCTGTTCTTCCTCCGTAGCTAAATATTTTCCGACCATCTCATATTCATTAATCAGATTTTCCTTTAACAGCTTGTAATTTATACTTTTTCCAATAAAATATGCTGTTGCTATTGTGGTTATGTAGCTTGGAAAATTGTGTATAAGCTTGCTATCATGCTTATCTTTCAGCCTGTCCTGTTTTTCCAGTATTTTATGTTTCCCTGTATAATAATCTTCCAGTTTCTGCAATCTCACTAACCTGTTAACTAAAAAGTCCCACAGAGCTTTTTCCAATACCGTTATTTGCACCTATCTCACCCCCAATATATTTTTATTAATCGTAGTCATTCGGTTATTTCTCATATAATCCTCAAGTGCGTATCTCATAGCGTCCATTAAATGGTTAAAGTCATCTATTGGTTTATTTACTGCTTTTCCAAATTTATCCTTGTCCCAAGAATAATTAGATATCTCTGTTAAAAAATTTACACACCTTGGATGGATAAAAATTTTAAAATCCTGAATAAATTGTATTCCAGCATTTATACTATCTTTCCCTTTTTTAGATGCTTTTATCCTTGTCAAGCCCAAGCTTCTTAAATGTTCTATACTCTTTGGTTCTGCACTATCTGCAACTATTATTTCTTTTCTAAATCCAAGCTTTTCTATATTGTTATAAATAGTTGTGTTTTGCATTCCTTTTTGATATATCTCATCAAAAACATAAATTTCTTTCTGCTCCTGATCTAATATCCCACAAAAAAAAGCAGCAGGGTCATTGGTGTATCCAAAATCTAACCCAAATACTGCTTTTGCTTTTTGCCTTTTATTTAAAATCTCTCTCCAATCAAATTCCAATTCTCTCCAATTTTCATAGACAAGTCCATCAGTTGCTCCCCATTCGCCTAAGCCGGCAACTTGATAACGCCTAGGATTATTCTTTTTCATATCTTCAAATAGCTTTTTATCAGATTCATCAAGCCACTCATTACATAGGTAATTAGTTGTAAGAGCTAAAATATTTTTATCTTTTCTATCAAAAAATCTAGCTTTAAGCCAGTGCCTTTCATTCCAAGGATTGAAGCTAATGATTATTTGTTTAAATAATGGTTCTTCAACTATACCTCTTATACTCTCATCTAGCATATTAAACGCTACTTCATCTGTCAATTCATACGCTTCCTCTACCCAACAAAAACATAATTGTCCAACTGAAACTGAAATAGATGTAATTTTCAACGGATCATCGAAACCTCTAAATAAAATCTTTTGTCCAGTAGATTTATATGTTATTTCAAGTGGACTTTCTTTTAACTCCCAATAGTCTTGAACCTGTAATCTATGTATTGCCCATTTTAAATCTGAATAGCAACTGTCTTTCAAAGTCCTGTACACCTTACGTACAACAAGAGTATTTGCATTCCTATATTTCATCATATTGTATACTATCCATAATGCCGTTGTCTTACTTTTCTTACTTGCTCTTGATCCTTTTACGACCTTGTACCTTCCCTTGAAATTCCAAAAATTCTTATATCCTTTCCCAACTAACTCAGGAAGTCTTACTTTCTTACTCTTCAAGTTCATCTTCACCCACAATCATAACAGGCACAACTCCTTCAACTTCAATTTTATCTGTAAACAATCTATATCGTTTGCCAAGTAGTTCTGCTGCTTTTAATCTATCTCTTAAATCTACATTTTTAATTATTTTTTCTGTTGCTGATTTCCCAAATCCTCCCACTACAACTTCTTCAGTTACTTCTCCTCTTAAAGTTGCAGTTAAGAACTCCAGTACCTCTTCAGCTTTAGCTATTCTATTATTTGCATGTTCTTCCATTATCTTTTTTATATATTTAGAAACATTAGTATTTTTTAGTAATTTATCAGCATTCACTCCTGCATACTTTTCTTTATACCCAGCCTTTATTGCAGATTCGGTAGCATTTCCACTAGCTACATAGAACTCACAAAAAGACTTCTGCCTTGCATTTAATTTCAATGCTACCACCTCCTTATTTGCAACAAAAAAAGACAGTCTTTAAACTGCCTTATGCTTATATAAAATCAAGGATTCAATGACAAGTACTCAACTCATACTCTTTCATCTTGACATATTATAACATATTAAAAATTATATACAATATCAAAAAAGTATCATTTTTCAATTTAATATATTTTTTATCACATCATCTGAAAATATAACTAGCTGTAATTGCCTAATCATTTTATTTTTGTATCTCTTTGCTGTTATAACACTTATATTTAATTTTTCAGATATATGCTCAAATGTTAATTCGTCAAAGTATTTCATTTCTATTATATCATAGTGCTTGTTGTTCCTAATCGTGTCCAAAGCCCTCTCAACCATATTAACCACGTTTTCTATCCTTGCGATTTCTTCCTGTAATTTCTCTATCTTGTTTTCCACTTTCTCCAATTCAGATAAATACACCTTACTAGCCTGCACATTAACTCCTGTTTCCTTTTTCTGAATTGATATTCCCTCTTTCTTCAAATCTTCTATAAGCATATTTTTAGAATCAATAGCACCTTTCAATAAAGATAATTCCGATAACAGCTTTTCTGTCTTTTGAAATGGTGTTAGTTGTTTCTCTGTTTTTATTTCCCTATCAGTTTTCATTCTTTCTATTATTTTGTCTGCTATTCTGTCTATATCTTTTTCGTTCATTTGTTTTTTTTGTTTTCCTTTCTCTTTAATTTGATTCTTACAAAAAAAGATCGATTTTATTCGATCTCTTCATCTATAAATTTATTCGTTTCTTTCCATTCTTCGTTTTCTATTTTAAAATTTTCTAAACTTTCTTCAATTCCACAAATTTCATTCATACATTTAACATGAGTCTTTTTTAAATATTTTTTTGAAGTTATAATATCTAGAATCTCATTTTCGTCAGTTATTTCCTCTAACATTATCTTTTCTATATCATCTAATTGTTTTGAATTATGTAACTCAAATTTTTCCATATTATCATATTCATTTTTGGGAATAGGAATAAATATTGTGCTAAAACAACTTTGACATATCGCATTCTTGTCTATATCATTTTTTTCAAAGAAGTTTTCGATAAATTCCATTATCAATATTATTGTTTCAGGATTGTTATATAAATATTCTAAAATTTTATATGGAAATTCTTCTATTGGATCTTTTCTTAAATACTTTTCCATAAAATCTAATATTACAATAACCAATAAACTAAAATACTCATCTATTGAATATTCATCTTCTGTACTATCAATTTTATCATAATAATACTTATGTTCTGCCGCATTTCTAAATTTATTAATTTTGTCTATCACATCTTCTAAACTTCCGTAATCTTTTTCTATATTTGAAAACTCTTTTTCTATAAATATTCTTTCCCTTTCTTTTTCCTTGAAAACTCTTTTTGAAAAATATTCATTATCTATTTCATTGATCTTTTCTTTTAATTCTATAATATTAATTCTAGTATCTCCTGAAATATTCCCGTTATTTTCAATAACATATGCTTTATAGAGTAGCAGTAACCCAGCATATAAACTTCTAATCATAGAATTTATCGCTTTTCTATTCTGATAGTCATCTATTCCACACATTATCATTTCTTTTGCATTCTCAAATATAAGTTTAGATTCCATTTCTCGGTTCATAAGACCTCCTAAATTGTATAATATATATTATACCTCAATACCAAAAATATTCAACTGTCATTGTCCTAATTTCTAAATTTATTTTCTAAAAATCACATTTCTTCAACTTGTGATTCTCTTCTATATCCTCATACTTCATTATTGGCGATACCTCGTGTATGCTCCCATTCTCAAATTCCAGATATATCTTTTTACTTGTTTTAGATTTTAATTTCTTGATAACTTTATATTGCTTGCATTCTTGCTGAAATTTTTCATAATATGTAGTTCCACAGCCTGTTAAAATTAACAGCATCGTAGCTAACAATAATTTTTTCATTTCAAATCCTCCTATTTCTTTTTATTTCTGTCTTTATTCAATATTTTTTCAAAAGTTGCTATTTTATTATCTGTCCTGTTCCAAAAATCAAAATATTCATATTGTTTTCTCCAGTTTTTCAAATTAAACTGCATCCTGTCTTTATTTTTCATGCTCCCTCCTAATTTCTATCGTTTTCCCAACGCCATCAAAACGTTCTTTATATCATTTTTCCAACATCAGTAATATGGTTTATTCTGGATCTATAATTTTCAATAAAAATTCATATTTCTAATAAAAACGACTTTTAACGACTGTCATTTTTTCTTATAAACACTACATTTCAAGCTGTTGTTACAGCCAAAACGACTTTCAGCGACTGAACTTTATTTCTCTTCGTAAATTTCTAAAGCCCCTTGAATTTCATCATATTCAATTACAAATGTTCTGCCGTTTGTAGTTTTGTAAAAAAATAATGTAAATCCGTCGCCATCTTCTTTTTTCTTATCTAATTCAAGCAGTTGACACATTTCAATCAGAAGCCCTTTTTCCAGCAAATTGTTATCCCAAACTTCTAAAAAAATTCTTTCGTAATCTTGCTTTTCTTTAACTGTCATTCTTTATCCTCCTTAAACGCCTTAAAATGATTTTTATAAATCTTTTTCAGTTCCTTTATCTGTTCATTATCCAAATAAATACCTCTCACATCATACTTTCTTTCAAACGTCTGAACTCCCCAACTATGTTTCTGATTGTGATGTAGTCTACACAACGAAATATACCGCCCTTCCTGTCCAGTGTCTTTTTTATAAGTTCCGTGGGTGCTTGCGATTGAATCCCAATGTTCCAAGTCTATACTGTTACTTTCTGTATGATATTTTCCACATAC